GTTCAGCGTCTTGATGTCAGGCAGTGCGGTCAGGACTGGCCCACGACCATAGATTTCACCTGCCACCTTCATGTACCGGGAAACCACCCAAGGAGAAGTCTTCATCTTCTTCTTGACCAGCATGGTCTTGGTCTTTTCGTGAACAACGTAGTAGGTGTAGTCACCCCTGTCGATGTTCATCACGGTGGCCTCAAGCAGGTCAACTTCCTCAGTCGGCTTATCAGCAATCTGATCCTGGACTTCCTTGGGAATCTTGGCTTCAGGCCACTGCAACTGGATAGCCTCGCCCTTCAGACGCATCTTGCGGTAGACGTTATCTACCTGACCGTTTGCACCTTCTTCGAAACTTACAAGGTACTGCGGGACAGGGATAAAGTTGATCGGGCTGACAGCATCTCCAGACTGAACCAACATCACGGCAGTGCCCACAGACAAGTCCAGCAAGAACTCGCCCATCGCAATGTCAAAGTTGGATTGCTTCAGTACAGCGAACATCTTGTCGTTGTACATATCCAATGCTCGTTGCAGTTCAGACTTGCGGTTGGGCGGGATGTCAGTGCCTGACTCGAGGCGACACCATTTGCGTTGGGGCGGGAAGATGCCTGATTGCAGACGGTTGGCAAAGCGTTGGGTAGAGTTGATGGCAGTCGAATCAAAGACTCGGCTCATCTTCTTCTTGCCACCGACACGACCTTCGTATTCGCCACCATAGAGGTTACGCTGCGGGAGGGCAAACTCCATCGCATCCTCGTACAGAGAACGGAAGTCTTCCTTCTTGTTCTGAGCGATTTTCTGTCGCTTGAGAAGCTGGTCAACAGTTAAATCAGCCATATCAATCCTTCTTGCTTGCTTGATACTTTTTCAAAATTGCGCGTCCTTTGGCTGCTAACCTCGATGCCGCTTCAGCAGTTCTAGGGACTGGCTCTCCCCATGCGTTTGCAGACAACGCCAGTCTTGTTGGCTTGCCCTTCTTGTCAACCAGCGGACCACTTAAATTCGTAAAGAAACGAGTCAGAAAAGACCCCTTGCGCCGAGCATCCTGACCCTTTGGGTTCGATGCCTTCACGCCAGGTTGCAGGTTCTTACTTTCGCCGGAACGCTCAAACTTGCGCCGTCCAGCCTCTGTCAAACCACCTTCAGGGTCTTTGTACTTGCTCATTTCTTTCTTGCCGCATTCATGTTGTCGACCAGATTGGGATAGGGGCGGCCTGCTTTGCGAGCACTCTCTTGGGCAGACTTCTTCTCGCTAGGAGACAGCTTCTGAGGTTCGCCAAGTTTTCTAGGTCTGGCGCGTTCCCATATCTTTTTATTCAGACTCATATTCATCCTCCTCGTCCTCGTCTTCTAGGGTGTTCCTACCTTTGGCATCCGTGATCGGGCCACCAGGTTCCCACGAGTTGCAGGTCCGGGAGTGCGTACAAGGGATGTCCCACTCGTCGCAGTACCCACCAGACTCACCTGTGTCCACCCAAGAAGGATCGACTTCAGGCGGGGTCACCTGATCGTACTGTTTCATGCAGTCGTCAATGAACTTGGTCTTCCAGTAGTGACCGCAGTTCCCGCAGACCATCTCACGAGCAGCGTGTTCGCTGACATTCCACTTGGCAGACTTCATCAACCAGAAGATAACCTCTGGCATCTTGGGGTTTGGCGGTCCAAGGTCTGCTTTGACAATGCAAATTTGATGGTTCTCAATGCTGAGTCGCTTGTTCTTGAGAACTTCTGGGCATTCGCCCTTGGTAAAGTCTCGTTGGGGTTCGGTGGTGAGGTTTTTGGTAGCCATTATTCGTACCACTCTATGGTTAGTGATGCGGCATGGGATGTGCCGTTCACGTTGGTCAGGCGAAACAGGTAGTTGGTCAAAGGCTTCAGGACGTATTCCAGGGTTGCAGAGTCGCCGCCCCCAGACTTCTTGCCAACCCCACCGGGGACAATCTGTCCATCTAGCGCAGTACCAAGCGAGGTGATGGTTGGATTGATCACCATTGCGCTTTGGCTCGGATTGCTCACCGCAAAGTTCCGGTTTCGGTTGATCGGGGTGAACAACGTACCACCACTGGTGCTGGTTCCCTCGTACAGATAGAACTCAGCGTCACCTTGGCAGAAAGCATCAACCGACAAATGCGGGAACACCCCGGCAGGCGAGGCAATCACGATGTCGATGCTGGCCCCCGCAGCCAATTTGCTTGCAACAGGGTACAGCACATAGGCAAAGAACGCCCGACCGTCATGGTTGCGCTGGTGGTTGACATCGACAGTGATAACAGGCGCGTCTGCACCGGAAACCACGTTGCTCCCGGCGTTGTTCTTGTGAGTCAGCGCAACAAACTGTGCTGATGTATCTTCTGACTCACGATCAATCAGGATGACTGCCATGATTGGCCTCCATCCTTATTTCTTGGCGACAGCTTTTCGGGCTTCGCTCATTGCAATCGCGGTGGCTTGCGCCTGGCTTTTGACGACAGGACCGCCTTTGCCAGAGTGCAGGGTTCCTGCCTTCCACTCGCGCATGACCTTGCCGACTTTCGCCTGCATCTTGGCCTTCTTGTCTTCCATTTCAGCCCCCGGACATCGGACCAGCGCCTAGCTTGGTCGTCGTCTGGATACCAGTAGCGGCATCTTCGCGCTCGGTAGACAACAACTGAGCCAAACCACCACGGCGACGAGCCATCATGTTGGCTTGTGCTTTCTGTGCGGCTTCCGTTTTCTGAGCATTCAGTTCGGCTTCTTGCTTTGCCAGTTGCTCACGCTGTTGTTCGATCTGACGAGCCGCTGCGCCACCGTCACCACCACCACCACCACCAAAAAGTCCACCCATGTTCAACTCCTAGCCATAATGAAGAAATCTGCCTTGTCAGGACCGTACTTTTCCATGCGACCCTCAATGTGGAACCCTATGGCCTTGCCCCACTTGACAGCACGTTCGTCATCGCATCTTACGACTATTTGCAATCTATGCAAGTTTCCTGCTTTCACTCTGAAATCACGATAAACCAGCGCCGCTTTGGTCATGGTTAAGGCGAATTTTCGCCCTCTCTCCTCTGTAATCATCCAGAGTTCCTCCACCCCAGGCCACAGAGTCACTGCCCCACAGCACCCCACTGGACGACCATGTAATATCGCAGTGATAGCATGACCCTTTGCCGCCTGGAACGCCAGCATATCCATGATTGGCACAGCGCGGGACAGGTGTTGGAAGTTCTGTGCCTGGATATTCATCACGGCGGCGTGTCCCAACTGGAACGGAACCCAGATCAGTCCCTCAAAGGTCGGCAGTTCCTTGTAAATATCAGGAGAAGACATCGAAATCGGTGTTTGTCGTGGTCTGTGCGACGAATGTGCTGGTCTTTTGGGCCTGCGAACCCCTGGTTAGCTGGCGATATTCGCCGCCCCCGGTCATCAGGTAGCCAAAAGCGTCACCAACGTGGGAGTGTTCGTTCTTGTTCGGGGTATCCCGGAAGCGTTCTTGGCCTGCACCGACTGCAATTCGCTTGAAATGGTAGCCACCAGACAGGGATTTCCGCAATAACTTGCAAGATTTGTTGACCAACAACCCCGGTTTGCCCTGAACCATGCGGTTCATGGGACTAGCCGCCGCCTCCCGACGAGCCTTGAAGTCGTTGGTTGCCGTGGGTTCTGCTCTCAGACCCAGAGAACGCAGATATTCAAAGGCAGTTGTCTCGTAAATGGCATCTCTTTGCATACCAGCGGGGTCACCCCAGATGCGAACCTCATACTTTGGGAACCTGGTTTGTAGTTCAGCGGTCAGTGTTTGTCCGAATCGCTCCAAACCCATGTCAAAGGTTACAATTTCATGCAGGACACGCCACTGTCCAGAGGGCATTCTTTGCCCAAAAACAGCGGCAGGTGTCAAACCAAAGTCCAGTCCAACTTGAATCGGGAAGTTTGGATCAGGCTCGATGTCGGTAGACATGATGTTGTCGTCGTACTCAGGCCAGACTGGTTTGCCATCTTGCACAAAGGTGTATTTGCCTTCTGCGTAGCACCGAATCCAGTCCAGAGTCTTACCTGCCAACTGCTGGAGATAGTATCCGGGCGGGAGGTTCTTGATGTTCTCAGCCTTGGGATTGATCTTCCACCATTTGCCAGACGCAAAGATGTGGTCATTGGCTTCAGGATTCTCTGGTAGTTGGTCAGATGGAACCTCGATCACACCACCTGGTTGCTTAAAGAACTTCCAGGCGTACTTTCCGGTGATAGGTTCTTTCTCTGCCAGACGATGCCACCAGTGGTCGTCGTCCATTGGGTTGGTATCCATCCAGATTCCATGCCATGTAGCGCCACCATCTCGCTTAGTTGGGTAACGTCCCACTCGGTGGGTGAGTCCGTCAATGACTGCCTTTGGTAGTTCTTTAGCCTCGTTGACCCAGGCTCCAGTAAGTTCCAGGGAGAGCAACTTTCGGACATCTTTAGGTTGGTCAAGAGCCAAGAAGATAACTTCGCAGTCTATGCCAGCAGCGTCCCCACGAGGAGGTAGCTTTATATGATGAGTTATTGGGGGGGTATGCAGAATCGGCCCATAGATGTTCTCAGGGAACAGGTCTGCCCAAGTCTTCAGTGTTGTGGTTTTCAGTTCCGGGTAGCTGTTACGCACAATGACAAACCTGCTGTACCGGATGCCATCTACTGGAGATGGTTTTTGTTGGACAGCGCGGATCATTATCTTTGCGGCACAGACGTATGACTTACCGCTACCTACTGGCCCCATCAGACCAGTGACGAATGCTTTGTCTTGCAGGAATTTGAAAGCAGTCGGGCTAGACCGTAGATCAATGTTAATACCTGCGACCTGATCGCTCATTTCGTTTGTCTCTTTCTTCTAGTCGATAGGCTTCTTGTATATGCTCTGCCATGCCTTTGAGCAGCAGAAAGAAGATCACCACCACAATGCACAGAGGCAACATGATCCAGAACGTCATTCTCTGGCTTCTACATCTTGGACATCAGGACCGTGGATATTCACACCAATGACGCTAGGCTTCTGTCCATCATCAGGAGTGTCCAGCAAACCAGATGCCTTAGCCAGAATCCTCAAGACCTGCACCTTGTCGAACAATTCGATGTCAATGACAGCGTTGCCTTCTTTGTCCACACGCTGGCTGATCTTCTTGATGGATTGCAGTGCGTGTTCAGGAATCTTGGAACTGGCTTTTACCCTGACATTGCCAGAGTCATCCCACTCCATGATGTCAGTGATCTTGGTGTTTGCCATTGTC